ACCCTAACGACTTCCAGAGCTTCTACGAGTTCATGGATAATTACTTAGGATTTAAACTTATTACCGGTAACTCTTATGTTTATGGTGTAGGTGCTGTTACTGGCCCTAATGCTGGTAAATTCAAACAGCTTTATGTATTGCCTGCTCACTTGACAAGAATCGTTAGTGGCGGTAAATACGACCCTGTTAAAGGCTATACCATTACTACTGCTTACGACTTCCAAGAAATCATGGCCGAAAAGGTTATGCACTCTAAATACTGGAACTCGGATTACTCAGTAGAAGGTTCACACCTTTATGGACAATCTCCGTTGCGTGCGGCATTGAGAGTATTGCAACAATCCAACGACGCTCAGACTGCGAGTGTTAAAATGCTTCAGAATACAGGTGCTCAAGGTATCTTATTTGACAATAGTCCTGATAGCTACCTAACTCCTGAGCAAGCAGCAGAAATCCAAAGAAAATACAAAGCAGAATATAGCGGCCCTGAGAACGCAGGTAACATTATCGTTACTTCAGCTAAAATCGGTTGGCAACAATTAGGCTTATCATCTGTTGACCTTCAAATCATGGAGGCAATGAAGATGAACCTTCGTCAGTTGTGCAATATATATCGTGTTAACTCGGCATTATTAAATGACCCTGATAACAAGACTTACAATAACATGTATGAAGCACGTAAAGCCCTTATAAGCGACGCAATTCTACCTGAGCTTACATCAGCTAGGGCGGACTTCAATAAGTGGCTTGTAGAGCCTTATAATAAGTCTGAGGGTAAAAGATATTTCCTTGACTTCGACCTTGACGTATTCCCTGAATTACAAGAGGACAAGAAAGAGCAAATCCAGTACTTAGAGAGAGCTTGGTGGTTAACCCCTAATCAGAAACTTGAGGAAATGGGTTATGGTAGAAGCGAAGATCCTAATATGGACAAAGTTTACGTTTCTATCCAAGTTCAACCTATCGACAAAGTAAATAGCGACCCAGTTGAGCAAGCAATCAGAATTGCAGAATCTCAAAAAGGATATAAGCCTACTGAAGATGAAAAACCATTGGCTCAGTTCGAGTCTATGGTTAGAGAGTTCAACAAGAACAATCCAGGTAAGAGAGTAACAGTTGGCAAACTAGAAGAAGTATTTGCTAGAGGCTTACAAGTATTCGCAGAACAGAATTTGAGAGGCAATGAGAACGCATTTGCGATGAGCTTTGTTACTAGATTCCTAGATGCTTACGCTAAAAAGCCCAACAAAAAAGCTGATAGCTATAACGACTATCCACAAGCAGCTAGCGACAATGCTAAACGTGCTTTAGCTTGGGCTGAAGAAAATGGTTGGGGAAGTTGCGGTACTCCTGTAGGAAAGGCTCGTGCTAACCAATTAGCAAACAGAGAACCTATCAGCAGAGAAACAATCTCAAGAATGGCATCATTTGCTAGACACCTACAGCACGAAAACGTTCCTTATGAGAAAGGATGTGGCGGACTTATGGTAGACGCATGGGGAGGAAGAGAAGGAATTGAATGGGCACAAAGAAAGCTAAAAGAAATAGAAAATAATTAAAATATGTTATTATACAAGAATTTACAGCAAGGTATTGCAGACGTAGATGTTAAGAAAGGTATCGTAACCGGATATTTCTCTTCGTTTGACAATATGGATAGTGATGGCGATGTAATCCGCAAAGGAGCATTTACTAAAACTATCAAAGAAAACTTCCAGCGTGTGCGTCACTTATTAGACCACGATGCTACGAAATCAGTTGGTAAAATCCAATTACTTCAGGAAGATGCTAAAGGACTTTACTACGAAAGTAAAGCAGGCCGTCATACTCTTGGTCGTGACTTTCTCCTTATGGTGGAGGATGGTTTGATTAACGAGCATTCAATCGGCTTTGTTACTATTAAACAAAAAAACATGGGAGGTTATAACGAGATCACAGAGGTTAAGTTGTACGAAGGTTCTTCACTACAAGGTTGGGGAGCTAACGAGATGACTCCAATTACAGGTATGAAAAACTTTGAAACAGTTAGCGTAATGATGGATAATATCATGAAAGCTATCAAAAACGGTAAGTACACCGACGAAACATTCGCAAAACTAGAACTTCAATTCTTGCAACTTCAGAAAGAACTAGCTGACCTTAAAGAAGCATCAGTTGAGTCTCCTGAGCCATCCGAAGATAAGAGCTGTGTTACAGTAACTATCGAAATTGAGGATACTGAGGAGTATGAAAACCCGATGGAAGAGGAAATGCCAGAGACGGAAGAAGAAGCACCTGCAAGTGAAAGCGAACCAGTAGAAGAGCCAGAAATGGAAGATACTATTGAGGAGCCGGTAATGGAAGAGGATGAGTATGAAGTATTATTAAATAGTCTAATTCAAGAATACACAAATGGAAAAAGTTGAACAAAAAGCTGCTGAGTTGAAAGAAGCAATCAACGCTAATGTTGAAGCTAAAATCACTGAAAAAGCACAAGAAATCAATGAGCGTTTAGACGCTTTCGAACAAAAATTACAAAAATCTACAGAACAAAAAATGGAAGAAAAATCATTTAACGCTACTTTTGGCGAATTAATCGCTAAAAACTTCGACGCTATCAAGGAAGTATCTTTGGGTAACAAAGTTGGCTTGAACTTGAAAGCTGTTGGTACTATGACTGTTGCTAACAACCTAACTGGTGATGCTATCCGCACTTACCAACCGGGTGTTGCTATGGTTCCTAAACGCAAAATTAACTTCAGAGACTTAGTTCCTGCTGTTAGCTCTGCAACTGGTATCTATACTCTTTACCGTGAGACCGGTACTGAAGGTTCTATCTCAGTACAATCTACTCCGGGTGATGCTAAAACTCAAATTGACTACGATTTAACTGCTGTTACTTACACCGCTCGTTACATCGCTGGTTACGCTCGTATCGACAAATCTATGTTGCAAGACTTACCTTTCTTGCAGTCTGCTTTGCCTGATATGTTATTGCGTGATTTCTACAAAGCTGAAGATACTAAATTTGCTGGTGACTTAGCTTCTGCTGCTACCGGTTCTACTACTACTTCTGCTACTGTAGATGCTGAACAAATCATCGATTACGTAGCTAACTTAGAGGCTGCTGATTTCTCTGTAAACGGTATCGTAGTTAACCCTAAACAATGGGCTCGTTTAGTATCTACCAAACCTGCTGATTACTCAGTACCTGGTGGTTTCACTATCGACGCTAACGGTAACATCGCTATCGCTGGTATCCCTGTTTACAAATCATCTTTCGTAGCTGACGATAAAGTATTCGTTGGTGACTGGAACATGGCTAAACGTGTAGTAGTTGACGATCTTAAAGTTGAGTTCTTCGAACAAGATTCTGACAACGTTCAGAAAAACTTGGTAACTGTTCGTATCGAGTGCCGTGAGGTATTGGCTATCGACAGACCAGATGCGTTCGTTTACGCTGACTTAGGTAACGTTGCCTAATCTATAAAGTAGTTTGGAAAGTAGTTTTCTACTGGGAGGATCGTTTCCTCCCCTACTTTCAAAAAATATAAAGTTATGACTAGAATTGAAGTTACAAGAGCTTACAGAGACTTAGAGCTTGGTAAGTTTGTAAGAGAAGGCGAAATCTTCAACGTGAGTGATGCAAGAGCTGCACTTTTAGTAGAGAAGAAATTCATTAGAATTTTGGAAGTTACTCCAGATGTAGTAGAAGAGAAAGAAGAGAAGCCAGTTGTTAAAACAAAAGAATTAAAAACCGCAAAAAAGACTAAATAATGACATTAGGATTAGATGTACAAATTAAGACCGATTTAGTTACTGAGCCAGTTACTGTTGCTGAGGCTAAGTCTTATCTAAACGTAGATTATACTTCTTGGGACACCTTAATTGGTACTCTAATTTCTTCTGCAAGAACTAATCTTGAGCGTTATACAGGGTCTACATTTGCTACTAAAACTTTGGTTGCTACATATCAAAAAGTAGCCGAGAATATTGATATACCTTATGGGCCTATCCAATCTATAACTCACGTTAAGTCTATCGACGAGTCAGGTACTAAAACTACCTTAACCGCAGGAACTGATTACTTAGTAACAGGCAATAACTTTAAGAATATTAGATTCTACGGAATTGATACTCCTATTGAGATTGAATATGTGGCTGGTTATACTGCCTTACCTGCTGACTTGAAAGTAGCTATATTAAAGCAAGTGGCTATGGACTTTGAGTTTAGAGAAAATGTATTGGATAGCTCACAGGTAACTGAATTATCTAACGGAGCGAAACAACATGCTCAAAGCTATAGAAGAATTTATTTATTCTAATGAAAGATAGCGTTTACAAAACATCCGATTTTAAGGAAACTATCATTGTAAAGTCTTATAGCAATACGACTGATACTGCTGGTGGTACTAAGCCTACTTATAGCAACTACCTAACTACATTTGCTGCCGTTAAACCTTATGATGGAGATTTATTTATCGAAGGAGGGGAGAGGGTTATCAATAACAAATATATGTTTGTATTGAGATATAGAGCAGAAACAGCAGCTATCAATAAGTCTTACAAGATAACCTATAGAGGCAACGATTATATCATTCACTCAGTTATCGACGAAGGAGAAGATAGATACTATACTAAAATTATAGCTTGGCGTAGAAACTAATGGCAGTTAAGACAACAGATCCAGCAAAAGTATTATACGATTACAAGAGATGGGTTGAAAGAATCCACGCTAGAGCAGAGGAGAAGGTAGAGGAGGCAGTAAGTACAATTACTAATTCTACAAACAGAGCATACGCTTCTAACAACACTCAGGATAGAATAACATTAACACAAGACCCTATTTACTATAGAATGTATGTAGGGAAGAATAGAATAACCGGAACGGCTATAGCAAAACCAATAAAAGAGT